CAGTTCGACGACGACCAGATACCGTTCTAGGAGGGCATGGATGTATAAGGATTTGATCGGAAAGGATTGCATGTATGAGGGTTCTAAATGGTCTATAGTCGGCGTGGCGGTGAATATCTTCGGGTTGTTCGTAACCCTGGAGCCGTACAGCGGGTGTCGGAACACGCAAACTACTGTCAGGTATGACGATGTAGAGATGCTTGAAGGGATGGATTGATGGAAAGACGAGAGTACGAACGGCTGTTGGACAATCTGGCAAGTGCAAACGTGCCTGTGGAGCAGACAAAGGAGAAATTGATGAACGCTTTTGATTTGATGAGCAAAGCCTTGGAAGGTTCTGAGGCAGGCCATGACCCTAAAAAGAAGGGCAAGCTAGAGTACCACAGGCTTCCTCCCGAGCAACTCGCAGGGATGGCGAAAATCATGAACGACGGCGAGGCGAGCCATCCCGTCGGGTACATGGACTGCAATCCCGTGGACTACTGGAACGCCCTACAGAGGCACACCATGGCAATCCGCAGGGGCGAGCTGGTTGATCCCGACGACGGGATGAGCCACGCACTGCATGTAGCGTGCAACGGCATGATTCTCGACCGAATGTTGGAAGCAGGTAAGAAGTTGGTGTTTGAGAAGGAGAAGTAATCACAACCCCAGATTCGATTTGAATGTCTGGCGACCAAGGTAACGCTTGGCCGCTATTTTTTTGACTGAGATGCCGCTTGCAAGGCCTGCTAACTTTGCCTCATGTGCGTCGTAGTCCTCTTTCTTCCAGCCAGGGACTCCCGAGTAGTACCACATCGCCATGTTGTAGACATGTATATCTATGGCCTCGTTGCGCTTGTTGTGGCTGTCCCAGTACCCTTTCCTGCCACGTCCGCCGGGTATGTATTCCTCGACGGTTAGCTGGGTGAACACCTCTGGCGGATAGTCCTCGCAGAACATGCACACAGCTCCCTCTTCGCTGTAGGGAAGCCTGAAGTTCGAGTATGCCTCACCCTTGAGCTTGGAGACCCCCACATCACGGTACATGACATGTTTCACCACACCACCTGGGTAGGTCATCTTGGAAATCTTGAGGTCTGAGATTGCGGCATTCTGCCTGTCCACACCACGCACGGGGATGACCCTCTCGCACTTGGGGTCAACCGACTCAGCGAACGCCTGCACGATCTCGGGGATGTACGAGCGGTCTATCGCATTGAAGGCCACCCCAAGCTCCAGACCGTCCTCACGGAGGTACAGGGTGTTGAGCACCTTCTCGCGATATTCCTTCCAGCAGTTTGCGTTGAGGTCCTTGGTGGTCTTTCCCGCCTCGCATGCGAACACGTAATGCTCGATGGAGCGCGATCGCCCGTTTCTGCACCAACCCTTCACCTCTGTCTCCAGACGGTCGAGCTGCACGTCGGTTCCACTGGTTAGGAACAGCACGTCCCTAGGGAACGAGCCTGCGGAGGTGTACCGCTTGTATCCGTACTCCCTGCTTCTCGCCCAGAGCATCATCTTCTCGGCATCGGGCCTTGCGGCACTTTGCTCGTACGGCAGGGCGAGTATGTTGTTGTAGAACGAGGTTATTGCCCCGAAGTCGCCAAGTTCCTCCGCATCCTGCGCCTTGATGAAGGAGGAAACGATGTTCCTCCATGAGCGGAACGGTGAGTACAGCCCGCTTATCCAGAATCCCACGGAGGTGGGGTCGGTTCGTTTCGGGTTCGTCGGGATCCACACGCCATGCTCGATGAGCTTGGGCATCATGTACTCGTCGATTCGCTCCCCCGTCTCGGGTATCTCGTACCAGACCTCCTTGACATCCTGCCCGTCGGCCCTCCAATGAAACCCCTTCCACTCAAGCTCGAAGAGTGTTCCCTTCGGGGAGGTGAGAAAGTAATGCCGCTTGTCGGTGTTCTCGTAGAGCGCCATTATCTGCGAGGCGTTGTTGGAGGGCGTGGAGGACACGACAATCTTCTCACGGCCACGGTAGGTGGCGGTACGCTGGTCTGCAAGCTCCTTGCCGGAACCCTTGCCCTGGATGTTGGGCGGGAAGGCGTCGTACTCGTCGAGCCAGACGATGCGGCACATGGTGGACATGAATGATGATGCCGCCTCGCCCGTGGCGCGCTTGAGGAAGCCGCCGGGGAACTCCTTGTAGTCCGTCGTGCTTCCCGTGGCACCCTTTCGCGCCGTTCCGATCAGCTTTTTCAGCCAAGGGTTGTAGTCTATCATGGGGTCGATGCGGGTGCGGACGAACTGCTTGCCCTCCTTCTCGTTCGGGAAGCCGATGAGCATGGATGTGGGGTCGTTCGCGATGTAGTAGGAGATGCCGTTGAGGATTATCTGCGTCTTTGACATCTGCGTGCCTGTGACCATGATGATTTCCCTTGCAGGGGATGACGGCGAGCACTCGTCCATCATGTCCTTGGCGTAGGGGGTGAGGTCGAGGCGGTACATGCCTGCAAACTGTGCCGGTGGTGGGATGTAGAGATGCCCGTCCACAAAGTCGCTGATGGTGGACATGGGGTTGGGGCGCAGCATTGCCGCGAACATGGATTCCAGTTCGCTTCTCGCTTTCAGGGTTTCCTTCTTGGTCCTCCCCTTCCTAGCGGCTTTTCTCGGCAATGGTGTCAGCCTCCTGTGTCACGTTTTCCATCTTGTGCAATATATCGGTCAGCACGAAGTGGGCCTCACCGATGACCGTCTGCTCCACCTGCTTCTCCAGGAACACGAACTTGTTGGCGTCAATCTGCACTCCGTTGAGAGCAAGCCATTCCTTGATGTTGCCCATGATTTTCATGGTGGTTCGCTGTGGCAGCGAGAGTACGCCGGTCTTGAGTCCGTTGAGCGTCGCACCGTAGACGGCTATGACGTCGTTGCGCTCAAGAAGCTCGCCCTTCTGCTTGCGCACCCGCATCTCCGCCCACTCCGCCTTGGCCTTCTTCTCGCGGTAGTCCTCGTAGGCACGTGTGTTGCGCTTGGGTGGCTTGCCGATGTCCTCTGGATCGACATTCTTCAGTTCCTCGCCTTCCGCAATGTCGTCCATCTCCCCGATGTCCTCCATCGGCTTCACCGGCGGTATCTTGGGTATGCCGTCCATGGAGAGGTTCCTGCCCTTTGGCTTTGCATTGTTCGCCCTGCCGGTCCCCGACAGGTTGTCGCTTCGGTTGTCCTCCCAGTCGTCCTTGGCCTTCTTCCAGTCGATGCGTCCGCTGGGGGTTACGTTTATGCGGCCGTTCTTCACTGCCCTTGAGACTTGGGACTTGTTCACCCCCATGAGGGTGGCGAATTCTGTCTTGGTGATGTATTTCTTTTTGGGTTCGTTCATATGCAGAACAACTCCATGATGCAGATGTCGTGGTCGTCCTCGCTGATGAGGCAGAGTTCCCCGACATCCTCGCCGTCCATCTCTTCCTTGTTGGCTGGAACCTTCAATATCTGTGGAAGCGAGTTGTTGTCCACGCTGCACTTGAGATTCTTCAGGCACTCCAACAGCTTCTTCTGGCCCTTGCACTCGAACTGTGTGCCGGTGGTCAGGTCCTGCACCAGATACCATACGGTCTTTCTCATCCACAAAGCCTCCGTCTGCGCAAAACATGTAGGCCATACATAAACCATGACTCAACATAAGTATACGCTAGGTATGGTGTATTTGCAATCATGTAAATCTTTATAACACTACAAGTAGTGTGTCTTGCCTTTGGATCATTGACTACACCCCGTAGGTGCCTCATACTTTTACTATGAGCGTATCCGTTGCGGAGAAACAAATTGAACTCGCCCAAGCGCGTGAAAAACTCGCCATGTTCCTCGATGCAGAGGACCGTGTTGTGCGCGGCGGCCAGACCATGACAATCGACGATGGCGACATGCGTCGAACCGTGTCACGTGTGGACGTCAAATGGCTCTCCTCCCGTATTGCGTTCTACAAGGGTGAAGTCAACAGGCTTGTCGAAGAGATAGCCAATCTGGGCGCCCCCAAGAGAAAGGGGATGTATGTGAGGTTGATGTAATGGACAAGACATCCAAGACGCAGGCACCCGCCAAGAAAGCGGAGTCAATCTACCAACAGACCAACGACACCCAAAAAACCACCAATTTCCGAGCCAACTACCCGCTGAACCCCGATGCCACCATATCATCGTGGCTTCTCAAGGCATCCAAGGACGAGGCCCTCAAGCTGTCAACCGAGAACTCGGTCGGAAGCGGGCTTGTAAACTGCATGGTGGACGGGACCATCGGAAGCGGCCTGTCCCTTGAATCGGTGGTGTCCAGCAACATCCTCAAGACCTCCAAGAAAAAGATCGCCAAGAACTCACAGCTCATCGAGGAATACTGGAACCTGTGGGCAAAGACCGCAGAGGCGTGCGACGTGCTCGGCGAGAACACCTTCGGGGCCATGACGCGTGTTGCCGGCTTCAACGCCTATGCCACCGGTGATGTGCTCCAGTTCATCGGCATACACAACTGGAACGGCATCTATGTCCCCTACGTCCGTTACTACGACGGCCGTTCGGTCATGAACAAGGACAATGCGGCGAACACCGAACGCATGGTGTCGGGCGTAAGGCTCGATGCAAACGGCAAGGCGGTCGGATACACCATAAAGAGCGAGAAGGCCCCCTACCAGTACGACTACAAGAACGTGGAGCGTTTTTCCAACTACCCAGGGAGCACGCTCCAGAGGCTCCAGTACAATCTCATCCTCACCGGCAAGGTGCAGCCGAACCAGAAACGCGGACGCCCATTGGTGCTCCCCGCAATGAACGACATCATCATGATGAGCAAGTTCAGCGAGGCCGAGCTTATCAAGGCCGTCATCCACTCATACATCACCGCCTTTGTCGAACGAGACAAGGATTTGCTCAATACCAACCCAAACCCATCAGCATCCGATGATGCGTTCCTCGGGACTCTGGACAGGGATAAGCAGACAGGCGAGACAGGCTCGAAGGAAGCCCCAATCACCATGGGACCGGGCTACGTGCAAACCCTTGCACCCGGCGAGAAAATCACCCTTCCAGAAAGCAAGAGTCCCGTGGCCGACTTCTGGAAGTTCATGGAAGGCCAGCTCAAGCTCATCTCCATGGCTGTGGGCATCCCCTACGAGGTCGCCCTTCAGGTATTCAACTCCAACTATTCGGCATCGCAGGCGGCGATACAGGCGGCGGCCCGCAAGTGGGACATCGAGCGCAAGGCGTTCGCCATGCAGGCGATGCAGCCGGTCTACGAACTCATGGTCTGGCTTTTGGACATGCAGGGACTCATCAACTGCCCCGGCTACCGGAGCGACCCGTTCATCCGTGCGGCTTGGAACAATGCCAACTGGCATGGGCCTGTAGTGCTGAACATCGACCCGATCAAGAACGCAACTGCCGCCACGCTGAGGCTCAACAACATGACATCGACCTATGAGGACGAGTGCAGGCTCTTGGGCAAGGACTTCGACAAGGTGCTTGAGAGGCGCAAGCAGGAAGCTGATGCACTTGAGGAGCACGGCCTCAAGCCCGACCTCACCGTGGACAAGAAGAACGTAAATTCAAATGACGACGGTGGCGGTGTAAATGGCGGTGCAAATGGCGGTGAAGAACCTGCCGAAGAGGGGGACGACGAATGAACAAATACGTCATGTGGGCGATTGACCCCAAGAACAAGCCGAGCATGAGCGATATGCGTATTGCGTTTCTGGCAAGCGACGACAGGCTCCTGAAGAGACGGCAGCCATACGGGTACTACTCGGTGAAAATCGGCTCTGTTGGCGTCATCCCCATCAAGGACGCATTGTACAACAGTGATTACATCCGCATTTCCAGCATGATCGACGAATTGAACAACGACCCTGAAGTCACAAAAATCCTGCTCGACATCAACAGCCCAGGCGGTGTGGTGAACGGTGCAATCGAGTGTGCATCCATCATCGCCAAGAGCAAGAAGCCGGTGTACTCGTACATCGAGGGCATGGGATGTTCTGCGGCATATCTGCTGGCATCGGCATCAAGGAAAATCATCATGTCACCATCCAGCGAGGCAGGCTCAATCGGGGTACAGGCTTCATGGACCAACATGGAGGGTTTTTGGGCGAAGCTGGGCATCCAGAAGGTCTATTTCCACTCCAAGTACAGCGACAAGAAGAACCTGTCACCCGCAACCAAGGAAGGTGCCGCGGCTGAGCAGAAGCTCTTGGACGAGACATGGGACCTGTTCGCAGGTGCGATTTGCAAGCACCGCGGGATAACCGTGGAGGAACTGGTTGAGAAGTACGGGCAGGGTGAGGTGTTTCTTGCGAAGGAAGCACTGGAGCGCGGGCTTGTAGACGATATTGTGGACGATTTCGACGCTTGCGTCGAGTTGATTAAGCCCCAAGGTAATTGGGGCGAAGGAGAAGGTATGGCACAGGAACAAATCACCACTGTGGAAGCCCTGACCGCCGCCTATCCAGAGTTGGTTGCGAGCATCAAGCGCGACGAACGAAAGGCAGGCGTCGATGAGGGTACGAAGGCTGAACGGGCGAGGGCTGAGTCACTCATGTCCCTTTCCGCTCACGTGAAAGACATCGGCGTGATTGCAGGGGGAATCAAGGACGGCAAGACCAAGGAAGCGGTCATGACCGAGATTCTCGATGCACAGGCCGAGGCGAAGGCGAAAGCCGACAAGGACGCACAGACCGCCCTTGAGGCGGCGGCAGAGGCATCCACCAAGAACATCGTACCGCAGGGAACCCTTGCGACTGACGGGCTTGTTGCGGATGAGGAAGAGGCGAAGAAGGCAATCGACGCCATGGCAAAGAACTTGGAGGTGGCTAAATGAGTACCACGATCAATCACGAACAGTTTGTCTTGGACGGCGACTACCAGACTTCGGTGCAGAAGCTGGAGGCTGTCGCGGCCGCAGTTCCGGCCTTCACTGTCCTCGGCAAGAAAACCAATGACGGCGCTGTAACAAGAACCGCAGTTGTGGCCGCAGCCGGCGCAGGAACCGGTGGCGCAAACACTGGAACCGGTACCTTGGTGAAGGACGCCACGGCCCCTGTACTCGCGGGTGCTGAGGACGGCGCGTATCTTATCAAGTGCAAGAGCGCCGCGACCGCCGGCGATACGCCCGCAGAGGCTGTGTTCGAGGTGTTCAGCCCCGATGGTGGACTGATGGGACAGATCAACGCCGGAACCGATGGTGCCGATGTATGGTCGAACCGCATCAAGTTCGCCGTCACCGACAAGGCCACATCCGGTGATGAGGTCGCGTTCGTCGCAGGCGATGCGTTCACGTTCACCGTCGCGTCCGCACAGGCCGCCGCATCCAACGATTTGGCCGCTTGGGACCCGACTGCAACCGACGGAAGCGAAGAGCCTTATGGAATCCTCGCAGCCGAAGCTCCCATCAACGTGGCAGCCCAGTATGTCTCCGTCTATATCAGCGGAAAGTTCAACGCCGACGAGGTTGTTGTCCCCACTGGTGTCGATGTTGACACTGCGTTCGATGCGTTGAGGGACAAGGGAATCTATCTGATTCATCAGGCCGATACCGAGCGGAACCCCGCCGTTGTTGAGGAATAAGGAGAGCTATCATGGCTGATTTCACTGACCAGTTCACCTACGGCGTCCGCAAGATTCAGGCGACGCTTGAGGCTAGGAAGCCTATTGTATCGTTCTTCCGCAACCGCTACTTCAGCGGGCTGTTGGAAAGTGAGAATGAAACCGTATCGGTAGAGGTACGCCGCAGGGGCACCGTGCTCCTTCCCAGCGTACGCAGAACCGATTCACCCCTGAATGTCGGAGCCGTCGCACCGCACACCGTCCACACCTACACCCCTCCGTACTTCTTCTACGAAGCTACAGGGACCATCGGTGAGGCATCAAGGCGTGTGTTCGGCGAACCCGTCGAGGCACCGTACTCCAAGGCCCAGCGCATGGTGCAAATCATGGCTGAGAAAATCGATCTCGGCATCCGTGAGTCCCTCACCATGAATGAGGAAGCACAGTGCGCCCAGATAATCAAGACCGGCAAGGTTTCCCCGAAGGCCATGGCCGCCGACGGGACCCTGTACAATGCCGCTGAGATTGACTTCGGCGTCGATTCCGATTTGGTCGGTGGCGCTGTCTCCACCAAATGGACCGACAGCAACGACATCCTCGCAGAACTTCGCGACTATGCGTTCCTGTTGTTCGGCAAGACCGGCAAGATGCCCACCGAGATGATTCTCGGCAAGACCGCACTCGCCACCCTGCTCGGCAACAAGAAGTTCATCGCCGCCCTTGACAACCGCCGCATCGAAGGCAACAACATCCGTGCGCAGGCTTTCGCCGGATTCCCTGGTGTCGCCTACAACGGTACGGTCAACGTCCCGATGGTCGGCGATATTTCAATCCTGTCCTACGTGAACGGCTATGCCTACAACGGGGATGATGCCGAGACTCCGATGATCGACGACAAGGGCTGTCTGCTCACCTATCCCGATTGGGGAACCATGGGCTATGCAGGTCTGTACGACAAGGTAAGCGGGATGCCCGGCATGGTTGCTGGAAAGACCCTGCTCCACGCTGTAGAGGGTGATGTGAGAAACCACTTCGCCTACTCAGCCTATGTGCAGAGTGCCCCGCTCGCAATTCCGACCCAGCTCGACGCTTGGTTCTACAAGACCGTCGTGGCTTGAGGAAGCTGAACCATGAGTGCGCTTGACGATTTCAATGCCGAGATGGACTTCAATGTCTCCGAGGCAGAGTTCAGCCGGACGTTCGTAGTTGTTTTCAACGGCGTTCGTCTGAGCGTGACTGGAATCGTCAGCAACGCATGGAAGCGCGAGGAGAAGGATGGGCGGCTTGACCCCGGCAGTCCGATGCTGATCCCGAGCGTGGTGGTGCCGATAAGCACCCTGCGCTTGGCCGGTATCACCGCAGAGCTGTACAAGTCGCTCCGCATCGAAAGCGAAGGCTCCGAGTACGAGGTCGTCAGCTATGAGGACGGCAACCCTGTCAGGTTGTTCCTTAAGCCCGACAGCGCAGAGGAGCCGGAACCCGAGCCGGATGAGGATGAGCCTGTCCCAGAGACAGACCCTACCCCCGAACCTGAACCAGTACCCGAACCCGAGCCGGTTCCCGAGCCGTGAGGTGAACGATGAATATTGGCACCGAAGTAAACATCATCGGACTCAATACCATCCAGGTCGCCCTTGAGCGTGCCGACGCCCCCCGCGGAGTGATTAGCCATGCAGGCATACGCCTTGTCAGCAATCTCGCCGCAGCAGGACGCGGTGTTCTCATGGACACCTTCACCAACAGTTCGGGTCCATCGTCCCTTCATTACAACAACATGTACTGGAGAAGGATGATGGGCAAGGGGCCTTTGGCTGAGAACGCCGCAGGCTACTACGACCGCCGTGGCCCGAAGCACCGATTGATTCACTATTCGCTCAAGAGCCGTTTCGGCGTAAAGACCGCCCACTTGGCATCGTATCCGATGAACCTGTGGGAACGCCGAAAGGATGGCCGGAGCAAGTGGATCATGACGGTGAAACTGGCTCCACTGGTGGCCGCAAAGGGGCCGAAGTACGCAGAGGAAGCGGAACGGATGATTGAGAGCGAGATGACCCGCCTCATGAATGGAGGGAACTGACATGGCGATACAAGTGAACACCCCCGTCCATTCGGTGGTCAACAAGCTCTACTTCCTGCTCTACGACTACACGACAAAAGGCATCCATCCTGCGTTCAAGGCTCATCTGGAAGCCTATGGGCTGGACTCGGTGGTCAACAGCATCAAGCTGGGGCTTACCGACCAGCAGTCGCCGGAGGGGACTCTCAGGAACATCGGGGTCTATATCAACGGGGACAACATGTACGACGCCGACGAGGAAGGAAACGCCTCGTTCGCCGTGGTCGTGGACTTCCTGCTTCGCAACAGTGATTCGGCCCTGTACATGAAGTACGCGGATTGTCTGGCCGATTATCTGAACAACCTGCCGATAGGGTACTACAGGTGGGTGCAGGGAATAAGTTATTCCCTTGCAACAAGTACGACGAACGTGCGTGTTACCGCACTCATGATTATTATGCTCAACCAGCTCACAGACAGCGGACGGTGAGCAGGAGGAAACAAAAATGGCTGGAATTAAGACTTTGGGCAATCATGGGTTGGCTTACCTGCTGACCAAGGGAACTGTAATGACGGGGGATGCGTCCACCGTCAAGACTGTCGAGGGTGAATGGTATTACGTCACCGCAAAAGCTGAGGCGGGGTCGGTCATGCCAGTACGTGTCGGGCTTCCGTTCCAATCGGTATCACAGCTTACGCTGGCGACCGGCGACAAGTGCATCCCGCTTACCAAGAAGCTGCTCGGGTTCGCACGTGACAAGTCGCTGAGCCAGAGCAAGGCCACCACCGACGCCACGACCGACAGCAACAACGGCATCGCCCAGCAGCTCTCTGACGGCATCGTGACCACCAGCGGGTCCATCAGCGGCTACAACGAGATTCCCGAAGCAAACAGCGCACAGGAAACCATCATCAAGATGTTCAACACCTATGCACGCGACGCGGCCGGAACCGTCACTGTAACCGAGGTGTCCACCCCCATCTGCCTGCTCATGATCGACTGGACCGCACGGCGCATCAGTGCCGCAGGGCCTTCCGATGGCGAGAAGTGCGAGATTGACATTCTCCCCGTCATCTTCACCAGCAAGAACACCGACGGCGCATACGGCTCTGCGAAGGGCTTCAACTGCGACTTCGTTGGTCAGCAGAGCGACGATGACGGCTGTGAGCCGTTGCATTGGGTCGGCGTCTACAACTTTGCAGCAGAGTAAGGCATCTGATTCATGACCTACCGGGGCTGTCTTATCCGCAGCCCCTCCCTACCATCACTACGTATCGTTTTTGACAGGAGAGAAACATGGCTAAGATTCAGTTGGGCGCGGATTTCATCGTTGACGCAAGCAAGGCGAACGCAAGCCTTGAATATCATTTCGTACCCGATCTCAACGTCCCCGCAGGCCCCAAGGGCGCAATGGTTGGAAACAAGGAACTCGGAGAGGAGAACGGAATCTGGCTTCTGAAGAAGCACCTCACCGCAGGCGACAAGGCAAGGCTGAACATGCGCATCAACTCGGACGGTACGATGAGCCTGCCGATGGGTGAGGTCTGGAAGGCTTCGGTTCTTGAGGTTCACGGCATGTACCACGGGGAGAAGGAACTCGGCCCCCTGGACATCCTCAACGCGGTCGGCTCGGTGCTTGCCGATGCACTCATCGTGCAGAACTACAACGACTCGATGGCGAACTCCAAGCTGACCGAGGACGAAAGAAAAAACTGATTTGCGGCTATCAGGCCAGCCGCCAGAAGCTCTTCGGGCGGAAGGCGAGCTGGATGGATGTGATAGCCATGAGGGAGCTTGGGGGGAGTTCAGTCTCACTCCCCGGCTATAAGGACCCAGAGACGGGTGAGATGACATTCTTGCACCCGATGCAGGACGAGATCGACATGATGGAGACTGATTTCCTCATAATGTCGGTCAACCTGTGGATGACATTCAAGCGTTGCGGGCTTCCGCACGGCAGGGGTTGGTTCGAGGAGCGGGCTACCGTCATCGACATAATCAACATCCTGGAGAGTGAGAGCAACCGCTACGATGCGTGGGCGATGAAGCATCGGGATGACGAACCCGATGATGAGGATGAATGACATGGCCGCCAAGGTACAACTCGATATAGAAAGCAAGGCTAATACACAGGCACTCAAGCAGGCGATTGCAGACCTTGAGAAGCTGGGTATGGCTGGGAAGTCAACGAACCAAGTATTCGGGCAGACCAACAACCTTGAGGGGTACAAGGCGGCCCTCGTCAAATCCTACGAGACAGCAAGAACGTTCGGCGACCAGATGAAAGCCACCCGAACTGCATTTTCAGACACCAACAAGGCAATCAAGGCCGCACAAGCCTATCTTGGCGAGAACAAGAACAACATGTTCACCTTCATTGATGAGAAGGGCATGCAACAGCAGACGCGCGACATGGCCTTGATTGAGAAGCAGATTCGAGGTTTCCTCGGCAATGTTGTAGCCGACACACAGAATTTCCAGAAATCCATGACCCGAAAGCTCGGAGAGTTTGAGGGGTTTGACAGTTTCAAAGGTAAGTTGCAAACAACCGCAGATGCCTACAAGCTCATGGGTAATGAACTTGGTGGCGTGCAATACAAGATGACCGCCATCCAACAGCAGGTGTTGGATATGACTGCCGCAAATGCGGATCCCGCTGAAATCAAGAAACTTACCGACGAGTATAAGAAGCTCGCAGTCCAACATAAGGAACTCTCTGAGGCCGCCAACGGAAGCGGCGCACGCATCAAGAACCTCATCAAGAACTTCGTATCCGCACAGCTCATCGTATGGGCGATTCGCAAGGCGTTCCAGATGCTCACCCAAGGACTCAAGGAAGTCTCCACGGCGGCCGCAGAAGCCGAGCAGACGTTCGGGCGTTTCGATGCGGTATTCGAGGGCCTTGAGCGTGCGAACGCCGCCATAGGCGAGATGGTGGACAATTTCGGAGTGGCAAAGTCCTCCGCAGCAGACATACTCTCGTCCATCGGCAATACAGCCCTCGGCTTCGGTGCATCGGCCATGGAAGCCGCACAGTTCTCCGAGACGGTCGCAAAGTCCCTTTCGGACATCATGGCCTTCCGTGACGTGCAGGGAACCATATCCGATTTCGCCCAGCGGTTCATGAGCGGTGCTTCTGGCAACGTTGAGAACTTCAGGGCTATCGGCTCCATCGTCCGTCAGAGCATGGTTGACCTTGAGCTTCAGAAGCAGGGATGGGAGAACCTCACAGGGCAGGCGCTTGAATGGGCCAAGGTGCAGGCACGTGTCAACATCGTCCTTGAACAGCAGAAGAAGGCGATGGGGGCCACCGAGCGTGAGTGGGATACCCTGCTATCCATCCAGAGGCGCAACGCCGAACAGACCAAGCAGATGAAGGAGAATATCGGTGAGACGATCAACCAGTATTTCAAGCCGATGAGCGAATGGATTCTTACGCTCAAGGAAAACTGGAACGCGGCATACGAGGCCAACAAGCAGTATAACGAGGGTGTATACGACCCTGCAAAGGCTGAAGATTTCGCCAAGACCCCGACCGCAAGGGTATTAAGAAAAGAGCTTGTCGCTGAGCGAACACTTCAAGCAAATGCCATGGCCACCGGTGCAGGTGGCAGTTTCGGCATCACCGAGCTTGAGCAGATACGTGACTTCGCAGAACGCTTCGGTGCAACACTCAGGTATACTGCCGAGGAAGCTGTAGATGTTGGTTTCAAGATAAGTGATTCAGTATGGGAACAGATTGACGCATACGACGCATACATCAAGAAGATAAATGATGCCCGCAAGGCAGAGAACGCCCGCCTTGCTGCTTCACAGGCTGAGTATGAGGGAATACGGGACTTCTTTGCAGACGTTGGTTCCATGATGGGCATGGGTGGTTCGGGCAGCATTTATGACGTAAGGGATTATGTCAAGAAGGATGCCGCAGACTTTGTATCGCCGCTTGAGCGCCTACTCGGTTTTGAGGGCGGTGAGGAAGCCGAACTTGAGGCGAAGATAAAGAGCCTTTCCACCATGGTCGAGACACTGTTCAACACCAGCATCGCCGGCTCCACCGAGTATATCCGCACGCAGGCTTCCGA